TGCACTTAGTATACAACTCTAGAGTATAATCTATAATATCTTTTTTATCTTCTATATCAAGTAAATTAACGAATTCAAGCACTGCCTGAGGTATGTCAATACCAGATAAGTCTTTATCTATCTCGTTTGAGTGTATTTTATTAAAATTTAGATCATACTCAATAACGAGCGTTTGTGGTTGTAGTTGATTAAGGCAAGTCGTTAGGATATTCAAATCCTCTAGTGATATATTCTTATCAATCTTAAGTTTAACAATATTATTACGAATTAACTCCTTAACTTCTTGTGTAATATTACCATATGTAATCAATTCACTTAGTTGAATCTTAATATACTTAGGTGACTGCGTGTTTGGAGTAAATGTATACTCCAAATTATCAAGATCTAGTATATAGTAACCCTTTTCATTACCTGCATCGCCGAAATCCATTTGAAAGGGGTTACCTACATACAAGATAGTACCTGCTTCAAACTTTTTTTCGTGTCTTAAGTGGAAATGACCTGATATAATAAGTGGAGCTTTCTTTATTAACTCAGATATAGTAAGACCTTCCTCGCAAACCTTAAAAGCGTTCATTTTGAACGTCTCAATTTCAAAATGACCTAAAACAACATCGCTTTTAGGAATATCATTGACAGATGTATTCCACGGGCAGAAAGTAATAGTACGATCAAAAGCTTCTAGTGTTAACACACTGTTTACTATCGTTATATTGTTACGACCATTGAAGATAGATAGAGAATTTACATCTGTTCTATGTTTGTAATAGATATCATGGTTACCAACTATGGCAATTATGTTAAATTCTTTAAATATTTCCAGAATATCCGATGAAACCTGTAGTGTACTGACAGAAATCTCACTTCTATTATGATGCCAGTCGCCACAAAACAATATATCTTGTATATTATTACGCTTAAATTCAGCTCGAAGCCATTTAGCCCAGTTAATAGCTATAGTATGCCATGCTGCACTATTAGTATGAACACCTAAATGTAGGTCCGATACAATACCTACACGTGCTTTGTGTATTTTAGTAGTCGTCATCACCGTCAAATATAGGTTTTACATATACAAATCCATTACCTGTCTCGGGGTTAGTCATTATATCTTCGTAAACTTGCTCCCTATATGATTTTTCAGCTTCATGGTGACGCTTTTCCTTTTTAATACGTGTAATAAATGCATTAAACGCAATAGTTGTAAAGTATGAGAACGGATTTGATTCAGTATCAAAGCTATACTTCTTACGTTTAAGAGCAGAGTACATTTTTATTAATGCATCACCTATCATATCATCCTTATAGGTATAGTTAATAAACGATGAATTGTAACTTAGACCGTACGCTATCTTTTTAATATTTTCTGCTAAGTCGTCAGTTAGATTATCAGTATCATAATACCTTCTTAATGACTCTTTAAATTCTTTAGGTGCAACATAATAATTATCCTTCGACATAACATCATTATTATACCGATATGATAGAAATCAATTAACTAATAGCGTATTTTCAGTAAATTTTATTTGTTCTTTAAGGTAAATTTCTTGTCTTTTAAGACAGTGACTATTACCATACTTTAGATCATCACATATATCTAATATAACTAGCTTTTCTTTTGTTTCGTGTAGTCTTAAACCACGTCCTATAGACTGAACAGTGCGGATAAATGACTTGCCACCTGCAGCAAATACAATATTGTGTATGTTTTTGATATTAACCCCTGTTGAGAATATAGCACTTATAGCTATACACACTACATTATGTGTATTTTCCATAATTTTCTTGATATTTTCACGTTCTAATACATCAACCTCACCTCTAATGAAGTAGACTTGCTTAGTTTTACATATATCCTTAACTTTTTCGTACAATAACTCACCGTGATTAATGTGATTTACAAGAATTAGTGTATTACTATCTAATTTGTTAGCAATTTTAGCTAAAATAGTATTACGACCATCGTTTTCATATATAAACTCAAGCTCATTCCTATAAAGATTGTTAGTTTTACGTGGAACTGTTACATTATATTTAAGTTTAATTACTTTTACCTCTACATTAGTGAGATAATTCTCTGATCTTAGATCATAACTTGTTTTTTCATATAAAACAGGACCAAATTTACCTAAAATAAACCATTGCTCATACTTACACTCAGGTAGTGTACCTGTAAATCCAAATTTATGGTGTGTTTTAATTTTAGATATGATATCACTTACCTTATTACCTGGTTTGACCTTATGAACTTCATCTACAATGAGTAAATCTACATAATTTACCCACTCATTTGTATCTATTTGACTTTGTAATATACCCATATTACAAATAATAACATTAGCATCATCATTATATTTGACTGAACCTGTCCACATTGACAGTTTAAATGTTACACCGCACTTAATAAATTCATCGTATGTTTGCTGAACGAGACCTAGGTCAGGTACAATTACCAAACACTTAAAAGTTAAAGGGTTATGGTAGCTTTTGTAATAATTTTCAACTAGAGCAGCTGTAATAAACGATTTACCTGCTCCTGTGCCTAATACACACACGCCTCGTCCGCAATTAATAGCAGATTTAATAACGTCTAACTGATAGTATCTTAAATCTACATCAAAATTACTATTAAACTCGACGTCTATTTTTTTTGTTAATGCCTGTTCTAGCTTAGACGATATACTATATTGAGTTGTAATTTGATTAACAATCAAGAATTTGCGAATCTCCCAATACATACCTATATCACTTAAACCTGTTGGAGTTATAAGGTATTTTTTACTAGACGCAAACTTATTAACACGACGAGCAAACTTAGCATTTTTGTCAATTACACTAAAATTATCTCGTATACGTTGGAATAGTTCTGATTCACAACGTGTAATTAACTTATTTGTATTAGGATTATAGTCAAACTCTATCATAATTGCTCTAGTCGTTGTATATCTATAATATTTTTAATTTCCCAATGCATTGAAGACATTAACTTTTCAACTTTTTCTAAGTACTCAATTAAAAATTCGTACCTTTTAATATTATCTGAGAAAGCTTCGAGCTCCTTTGTTGATTCAGCAGCTATTTCTGCAGCTTGTGTAGTAAGTCTTACTTGTGATTCTTCGAGTAAGCGTTTTGTAATTGCTTTCTTAAGTTCTTTTTTTTGCTTTTGTAAATTATTTAGTTCAATTTTACAATCAATTAACCTAGCAGCCCAAAAATGCTTACGTGCAGGTAATTTTAATGATACCTCCTTAATATTAAAGTCAGTTATAGTAATATCCCTAGCTATCTCTTCTCTATATTTAGTTAGCAAATCCACAAAGTTATTATAAATAGTTTAATAGTGAAATCAACAGTAACATTTAGACAATATTTTTATGAAAACAATACTGTAGGAGACGCACTCGGTGGATCTTCCGGAGGATTTTCACCAGATAACATATCTGGTTCAGATTTTTATGCACCTGGTGATACACGTATACCAAAAGGTGGTGCTACTCTATCACGAAAAGGGTTAGTTAAGCGTAAACGTAGACGTAAATCAAAACGCAGCCGTAAATCAAAACGATAATGGAATTAGGTCACTGGACAACTAATCTACCTACAGATATCGCTCAACCTTTCGGTTTTATTTATTTAATTACAAATAAAATCAACGGTAAAAAATATATTGGTAAGAAACAATGTAAGACAATATTGAAACGTAAACCTTTAAAGGGTAAAACACGTAAGAGACACGAAGAAAAAGAAACAGATTGGAAGACATACACATCATCATGTCGTGAATTGAATGAAGATATATGTATACACGATAAATCAAACTTTTGCTTCGATATAATCAGATGGTGTAATAGCAAAGCTGAGCTTGCTTATTTTGAAATTAAACTTCAATTAGAATGTGATGCATTACTTCGAGATGATTATTATAACGGTATAATAAACTGCAGACTGTGCAAATTTAAGATGTCATAATATGCGGCATAAAAATAATAGTTGATTAATTATATTGGTTCGTTAAAATCGTTTTAGATATAATTGAAACGATGTGTCAAAATACTATAACAACTGATCAAGGCGTTATATATTTTAAATATAACATTATATTACTAGATTTTAATTGTATCTTACAAAGAGCTATTAAGAAATATACATTTAATCTGTATGAGTTAGCGTTAATAGATTGTAAATCAGACGCAACAAGCATATTTTTTAATTACTTAATTCAAGAGTTGTTTGAAACTATTAAGGTAGTTAATAATCAATATAAAATTGTGTTATATGTAAACAATAAATGTAGTTCGTTTATTGAATTTAGTAAAGTCATACACATTTTATTTAAAAATCTGTGTACAACTATGATTATTAATGATCAATTGTTTTCTAATTTTACACAGAGCAAAAAACAATCTAATTTAATAATAGAAAACGTATTATTTCAAAATAATGTGTGTAATTTTCAAAAGTTTGTTAGATTTTTGAAGAAATATAAATTACAATATCTATATAAAAGCTACTTTACACAACCCTGTAATAAAATTCTGTTTGCTAGATAAATATACTTATGGATAAGTTTCTAAAGGTTATTGAAAGTAATTTACCTTCAACAAAAAATGACGCAAAACAAGAAGTCATAAATCAATTAGCTAAGTTATTTGATAATATCAATGGTATTACAGTAACACCTATCGATCATAACAGTTTTAGAGTAAAGTTAAATAATAATGAAGTTATCTTAAACATGGCTGATGTACGTACTTTAACAGAAGGTAGTTTTGATCCTTCATACTCTATAGATCAAGGTGTAGAGGGATTAGCTGCTAAAGCTGTAGGTGGACCGTTAGCAGGTAGGATGGGTACACAATTTGGTACTGCAGCCCAACGAGCAAAAGCAGCAACAAGAAAAAGACAAAATGTAGCTAAAAAAGCTATTAGTGTTTATGATAATATTACTAAAGATCTCGAAACAGCGATTACATCTTACTTAGGTAAAACAGGCTCAGCAGCAGGAACTTTTGGAGGCAATAAAGTAACAAATCCAAATATTATATGAATAAAACTAATAAAATTTTTAACAAATATTTTAGCCTAATATCTGAACAACCAGAAAATCCTCAACAATCTCAAGAGGATATTTCAGGAGCTGTAACGCCTCCTACTCCTCCTGTAGAGCAAGAAGCGCCTGTAGAACAAATGGATGAAAATGAAAGATACATAATTAAAATTTTAACTAATTCTTTCATTTTTAACCCTTCACTTTTTGACGCAAATAAAAAGAAATATATTGTTAACAAAATTGATACTCTGTCAAAATCAATTAATACACCTGTACCTACTGTTGTAAATGAAATTAAAAAAATATTAGCCTTAGATAATAGTTTACGCGTTGAGTCAAAGACACTAAGTTTGATATCAAAGTATAACCGACTAATTGAACAAGCTAGAGACGCTACTGAACCACAAGCAGATAAAGGTGAAGTATCATCTACAAAAGCGCCTCAAACATCAACGCAAGTCGCTGCTCAGAATGGATCTGAATATAAATTAAATCTTACAGAAATATTCCCACTATATAAGGAACTTATATTAAAATCTCTACGACATGTACCTACAGAAGAAGAACTAATGATTCTTAAGCCTATAGTAAATGAATTTGCTGATGTTGATCCAGAAAAAATAGTGAGTACTATTCAAGATCTGTTAACACAATCTTCTGATAACGAAATAGAAGGAGTTTTAAGTAATGCGTGATATAATGTTATCTAAGATATACGAAAGTATTAACGTTCAACCTGTAAAGCAACCTAGATTTATTGTACGTGAGTACAATTCAAAGGCTGACGTTAAAAAAGCAATTGTAGATGCTAACGATAACTTCAAAATAGGCACTGATAAACGAGGTGCTATACGTATTCAACCATCTAAAAGGGTTGAGGATCGTGAAGAACTAAAACAACTTTTTACTAATACACTAGATGATATAGATCTTATAATTAAAGATACTATACTACCTGGAACTCCTGAATCACCTTCAAGTAAGTATATGTCTTATGTGGTTCAAGATAAAGACAATAATGAATTTATAATAACACTAGGTGGAGGTTCTTTCTCTAATGCAGGTATGAATTATGAGAGAGAACTAATGAAAGAATTAGAAAATTATTTTGAGAATAAAGATGAGGGCGCTGAAAAGCCAGCGTTTCTTGATAAACTAGAACAAGCTCTTGATATAGAATTTGAAGGACTAGATACAAGTGCCACATTTGCAAGACGTGTTAGACGTCCTTTATCTGATAAGGGTCCTTCAGATAAAGGTGATGAAATTTCCGACTTAACACTTATAGCTACAGACAAAGGTAAAGTAAAGAAATTTTATATATCGCTTAAAAATGTAGGAGGTAAGACTATATCTAATGCTGGAGCAAAGGGAATGTTTGAAATAGAAGATAACAAAGTTGAATTTGTTAACAA